AACAGCCATCGAAATACCGCCTTGACCCGCATCTCGTGAGACTGCAGACACCATTCCTTGTGAGTCCAGAGTGCCAGTAGCCTGCAAAAGCATACGCTCAAACTCTTTGGCGGTAGTCAGGTTAGAGCCATCAGTATTGCCGAACTTGAATGGAAACAGAATCTCATTAGGATTGCCGTTTGTCAGGATAGATTTGCCTGGTCGAACTTCAAACTTAGCACCACGAGGCAAACGAGTAGCATCCATAGCCATCATTGGGCTAGTAGTGAGCGCCAAAGAGTCTAAGTGACTACGAACTTGGGCATCAATGGCCTTTTGTGAGTTGTAAGCCTTCTCAACAGTACCACGACCCAACAAGCGATTAGGAACTGTATCGTCTTGATAAGCAAGGATTGGGCGGTCTTTCATCATGTATGGGTTCTTTTCTGCTTTGAGAAGAACGCCATCATTGGCAATCACGACAATTGCTTCGACCAGATCGACATATTCGTCTTGTACTGAGTCTTCAGGGAACAAATCCTCAACTTCAGCATCATCTTCAATTTGGTCAAGATATTCACGAGGAACAAGACCATAGTAGGTCAACAGCTTGACTTTATCGTCTTCAAACTGAGTAATCTCTTGAGTAGGCTCTAAGTCTGTGTCCATAGAGTCAGTACCGACTTCTACCTTGCGATAGATGCCATCTTCCTGACCTTTAACAATCTTGTGGATAGAGACATACTTCTCAATAGCCACACCCATACAGTCATCAATAGATGTTCCGTTAGGGTCAAACAAGAAATTACGAGGGTTAACAGGAACAATCTTGACTGCAATTCGGTCTTTTTCTACAACACCGATAGCTGCTTGTCCAACTTGACCAGGAATAGGTTGAGTAGAAGGAACATAAACCTTCTCTGTTTTGACAACAATTTCACCGATACCAGTGCCATAGAGTTCAGCAAGAAGCTCAATTTGGTCAATAGACTTACGAATCTTATCGACCTTAAAGTCTTCCATGAGTTGAGCCTTGATAGCCGCAACATCTAAAGGATTGTTGTTGACATCACGAATATCGTCTTGGATGTCGAAGAACTCGCCTTGACCAAAGATAGCTTCCATGATCTCGGCATGGCGTGTCTCTACGGCTTGTTGGGTAGCGGGAGTGACGATTCGGCTACGCTCGGAATCACGAGTCTTGTCTTCAGCAGCCCATTCACCAGTAAAAATACGCTCGTATTCCAACCAGTCATCCAGATAGTTGGTATCTCGGTATTGTCTCCACCGATCACAGTGGTCAACAACGAAGGAAACCAGTTCCTTATCTGAATCGCTTGGTTCTTGGAATTCCATTCTATACCCCTGAAATAATATCTACTGGTGTCCATTCCTCACTGTCATCTTCTTCCATATAAGATGTAACAGCAAGTTGGTCAATGTAACTAAGGGAGTCAGGCAAGTCATCGTGAACTCCTTGAGCAGGGAACAGGATTAACTGGTCTACGAACTCATCCCAATCTTCCTCAGAATTTAACACAATTCTGCCATGCTCAAACCGACCTTGTAAAGCCCAGATTATCCTGTCTGCTTTTTTTCTGTTTCCATGCGTCAAATCCACGATATGCGCAAATGTGTTGTTTTTTCGCATAAGGTCACTCAGATATGGCAAAACAGCGTTCTTTAGCGCCCCCCGCTCAATTCCTACTGCCAAAGGTCTGTAGTCCCGAATAGCAATCAATATCTTGGCAGCAGTCTCTCTAATATCCCATCTTCCATGTTCAATCTTCTGAACAAACCACTTACCATCGTCTGTCACCTTCACTATCGAAATAGCAGACTCGTCCAGACGCTTCTTAGAATTAGCGGCTTGTTTGGCAACCTCCTCGAATCCAGCTAAGTCAACAGCGATGTAATAGCTTCCATATTGAGGTTCAACCCCATATTTAATCCACTCTTCCTTGAAGATGTCTGAACCTGCATTGGTGAAGCTTGCCATGTACTCTTGCTTGAAAGCAAAGGAACTCAGGGTCTTTTTGGCAGATTCAATCTCTTTTTGGTCAATCAAAGGGTTATCTGCGGTAGTGAAGTGCCAGGACTTCCAGTCAGGATCATCCTCACTTTCACCCAATTTAAAGGTATCGTAGAACCAATTACGCCCTTTAGGAGTCCCAATAAACAATGCTCTTCCTCGTTTATCAGATAGAGATGCTCGGATAACCTGCTCCCATGCTTCAGGCTTAATATCGGCTACCTCGTCCAGTACGGCATAAGTAAGACTAACACCACGAAGGGTATCTGGTCTATCAGCACCACGAACATAGATTCTTGCTCCGTTTATCAGAGTGATGTCCAAGTTGTTCACATGACTGCCTTGGATAATGTCTCTACCAAGGTCTAACAGTAAATCCCAGACGATTTGCCTCGACTGTCCCATTGTTGGGGAAACATAGAGTACTGCCGAACCAGGAGGGCAACGCAAACCTTCAATTAACAAGGTTGTGGCGGCTAATCGTGATTTACCGCATCTACGTCCTGCGGCTACTACTTTGAATCGGGCAGGGTCTTTAAAAACAATCTGCTGCCACGGCAATAGTTGAAAATTAAGATCAGCCATAGAACTTGTTTTTCTTTCTTAGGTTTTCTGTTTTTGTAAGGATTTGTAAGTTCCAAGGAACATTTAAACCACTTACCAATTTACCTCGAAGTGGCACTATGTGGTCAACATGATATGCAATCCCTGTATGCATACCTAACATATTGGCGGTATAGTAAAACTCTTCAATCTTGTCAAAAGCTTCTGTATTCAACCATTTTGGAGTTCGCAACAGAAGTTCAGCTCGTTTTTTAGAAGAATAAGTTGCTTGCTTGTGTTTGTTGTTTGTACGCCACTCAATCATTCTTTGAGCATATTCAGACTTTTTTTCATAGTAGTTTGCACGCATTTGAGCAAGTCGCAACTCTTTACGCTTTTCAAAATCAATAGCCATGCACTCGCAACAAGTGCCTTTATCTGTATAACGCTTCGCAATATGCCCATGCTTACAGGGCTTACCAGTAAAGTAAAACTTGTCACCAACTAATTTGGCTTTTGCTCGTTCAGCAGCACTACTCATACTTTGGCTCTACATCCTGTGGATCATTAGCCTCTATGATAGTCGGTTCTTGTCCTAAGCCTGTAATGTTAATCGTTACAGCACTCCTTTGGCTCTTATCCTTCTCAAACATACTTATAGGTAGAGTCCTATCCAAACACATCTTCAAAGCAACCAATTGGTGTGGATGGTCATCATTCAGGGCTATCTCTATCACCTTCTGAGCAACATCCTTACCTCCACTCCTGATCATCAACTCCTTCAACTCCTTGAGCCTCTGGTGATCAGTCTTAGGTAATACAGCAGGCGGGTTATCAGCAAACCTCTGTATCGTCATCTTTACCGACCCTTTAGGTCTTCCTCTTCCTCGTTTCAATTGCATTTCCATTTATCCTCCTTGGATGGTTTTAGCTTTTTAGGTGGATAGGGTGTACCACAAATATCTCAATCCACCGACTACCCCCTCCCCCCCCCATACTTCTCGTTTACCCTACTATCGATCCGTCCAGTACTGTCCAGGCATACAGCTATGTTATGTTAAGTTGTTATGTTAAGTAAGAGAGTCATTGCGGGTGCTTTTCATGGTTACCTTTTCCCATGTACTTGAATTGTTCTAGTTCTATCCGTTCCCTCATACATTCCCTATTGATTCCCTCTTACTATCCCTTACTAGATCACTCATTTAGGGCTGTCTCTTTATTCGCGGATTCTATTCTTAAAGAACTCATTTCCATGTTAGGTCTGAATCCTTCATTGTGCGCATACTGATAAAGGGCTAACACTGTCTCGAATCCTTTGGATAGATCGCCTTCACCCGCTGACAGCAAGATCATCCTCTGAGGGTTTGACAATGTTCTTTGGAAATATCGGGTTTCAGGGTTTGAAGGTCTCGCCATTGTTTCCCTCTGTCTGATAAATAATTTAAATAAATTGTACTTTATTAGGGTTTGTCCTAATGTTTTTTTTATTTTTTGGTGCTATTCTGTCTATACTGACCTAGCAGAACTAGGGTTCTTTAAAAGGTGTCAATATGAAAGCTCTCACTTGTAATGAAATACAGTCCCTCATGCGCAAAGCTAAAACCTTAGAGCAATTCCATGCACTAAGCGTTTTGTATGTGCAAACCTTGAAAGAACAGTACAAGGGCAAAACCTATACTTGCTATC